GGATGATGCCGCCGAAGGTGATGATGGTGCTCTTGTAGTGCTCGCGCGCCCACAGGTCGATGCAGGCATCCGGTTCGGCCTCGACCTCGCGGCAGCGGGCATACAGCCACGGGTGCATCATGTCCTGCCGGTTGCACTCCACCGTCAGCAGGTAGAAGCGGTCGTTGCGGCACAGCCAGCGCCGGCCTTCGGTTTCGCCCAGATCCTCGATGATCCCCTGCCAGGCCGCGCCCAGCGGCGCCCCGAAGGCCGCGCTATGCAGGCGACGGGCCAGCGTCCGATGCGCTTCGCGCAGGGCCGGCGGCCAGTTCGACGAGTCTTGCATGGGCGGCCTTCAACTTCTCGATGGCTGGGCTGTCCACGCCGTCCTTCCGGGGCGGCTCGGGCGGCGCAACGTCGGCGATGTTGTAGGTCTTGCGTTCGAGTTCGATCACGGTGACCATCACCGCGGCCACGTCCTTCAGGGACTTGACGTAGGCCAGCGGGCTGGCGGGCGGCTCGGGTGGCGCGGCGGGAGTGCTGGCGTCGTCCGGCCCGGGCGCGGGGGATGCCACGACAGGCGCGCTGCCCATTGCGTTTTCCACCCCGGCGCGGATGTGCCGGAGCATGCCCATGCAGGCCTGCTTGGCTTCGGTCAGCATGGCCTGGTGGGTGAGGAGCGCCTCGGCCGCCTGCGCGGCCGCGGCCTCGACCACTTCGTCCTCGTGGGCCAGTTGATCCTCGACCGTTTGCAGGATGTCCATGGCGGCCGCCACCTTCACCGGCGCCGGCCGGCGGATGCCGAGTACCTTGGCCTGGGTGCGCTTCTTCACTTCGGCCGACAGGTCGCGCTCGATGCCCTGCTTTTTCATCCACTTGCGGATGGCCGTGTCCGAAATGCCGTGCATGGCCGCGATCTCGCGGACTGACAGGTTCTCCGGGTCGAAGAGCTGGGACTTGATGCGGTCCCAGTCCACGCTGCTCATGGCCGGTCGGCTCGAATCACGGCCTGGCAGGCGGAGAGTTGTCGGGCGACGGCGTCGGCTTCGCTGGCGAGGCCGACAAGCCATTCAGCAGCCGGCTCAGAAAGTTCGGCGCGCGCTCCACCATCACCGATGCCGGCGGGGGCGGCAGGATCGGGCACGGCACTTCCACCGGCCGGACACTGGGCACCGATGAACAGCCGGCGGCCAGCACGCAGCTCAGCAACAGCAGCGTCTTTCGCATTCTGGTTCTCCTGTAGGCCGCGTTGGTAGGCGACATCGATGTCGGCTTGCGCATGAGCGGCTTTGTGTTCGGCAGCGTGGACACGCTCCTCGGCGGCTTTGATGCGCGTTGCGGCATCGGCGTTGGTCGCGGCCTCACGTTTCAGCCACGGGGCTTCGCGGGCGTCGCCGCCGGCCTTGTAGATGGCGTGCGCGATCAGGCCAAGCAGCGCCATCAGGACCACCGCAGCAAGTAGCCTTGCGCCGAGTCCGATCGCAGTCATGCCGGATACGGGTTCGCCGCCACCCATGCCTGGTAGGCCGGAATGCCCTGCGAAATCTGCGTCTGCGCATCGCTGCGCCATTGCACTTGCGCCGCGGCCCTGGCTGCCGCAGCAGTATTCGCCGCATCGATCTGCGCCGGTGTCGGTGGGTCCACCGCATCCGGCAGCACGTCGGTCTGTGGCCAGCCCATGAACGGAATGCCACCCGCCGGCAAGCTGCCGAGCAACGTGGTGACGTTCGGCGCCGTGCCGTCCCATGCCGCGATGCAGGTCGCCGTCGCAAGCGCGATCTGCTTCGGCGTCCTGCCGTCCGCCTGGAGGCCGCGCTGCACCACGTGGGTCAGGACTTCGGCCGAACCCGCGGTTGCCAGCGCCGCCTTGACCGCGTTCCATGCGGCCAGCGGCGCGCCCGAAAGCTGCGAGGGCTTGAAGTTCGGACGGTTGTCGAGAAAAGTCCTGAACTGCACCACGCGCGCGGCGCGCAGCGCCTTCTTAGCCGCGTCGACCGCCGACAGCTCATTCTCGCCGTACACCAGCTTGTCGGTCGGGGTTTCGACGTAGAAGAACATTCAGGCCACCATCGCGGCGAGCTGGATGTCGGTCAGCTTCTGGGCGTAGAACCTGAGATTGCGCAGGCAGCCGATGCTGTCGTAGGCCGATGCCGAGCCGTTCGCACCGAGCCTGAACACGGCGTTCACGTTGAAGTCGCCGTCGAACGCCTGTGCCGCCGAGATGGTCGTCCCGGTGAGCGCCATCGATCGCGTGCCCCCGCCCCACGCGCAGGCCACCTTCTTCGCCGCGCCGGCGGCGAATGGCGGGCCGCCGGAGGGGCCGACGTTTGAACTCCCGTCATTGGAAAACGCCGTCGTCCCGTTGTTGTAGACGCACGCAAGCTCGAACGTGTTCGCATCCACGAGCGGCGTGTAGAACCCGCCGGGAGCGCCCGCGCCCGAGATGATCGGAACCACCTCTCCGTACACCGACCCGAGCGTTCCGCTCAGGTTGCCGGCGGCGGGATAGGTCAACAGGTCGGGGTTGCGGCTGGTACCCGGGACCACGAACGTACTGGCCGCGCCGGGCGTGGCAAGCTCGGCCTGCGCGCCCCAGACCGTCACGGTCTGCCCGTTGGTCGTCGTCGCGGCGTTGTCGGCGTTCACGCCGGCCAGCAACAGCTTCATCGTGCGTGCGGCCGTGGTCTTGCCGGTCAGCTCGACGCGCCACCAGCCGTTGCCGAGACCGGTCTGCCGGCGATTGGTCAGCGTGCCGTCGCCGCCCGTATTGCCGTTGCCCTGCGCCCCCGTGGCGGTGTTCCAGAACGCCTGGATGAAGTTGGCCCCACCATCCGTCAGCATGACGCGCAGAAACGGCGCCGTGCCGCCCGTCTTGAAGTAGACGCTGGCGATGTAATCAGTGTTCGCCGTCGCGGCCCAGCCAGTCGTGGTGATGATCGAGTCGGTGCCACCGCCCCCGTTGGTGATCTTGAGATTCTGGTTGGCGACGCCGTCGGGCCCGGTGTCGGTTGCGACAGTCGGCGCGTTCCTGGTCCAGCCCGCGGCGTTGAAGTCGTTGCCGTTGGCCTGCAGGTTGGTCGCGGCGTTTTCGCTCAGATACCCCAGCAGCGTTGTCGCCGGGATCGGCGCGGTCGCGCCGGTGTCGGTGGAGCTGACGGCCGCGCCGGACGTCCGGACGTAGGTGTTGAGATAAGAAGGCGTGCCCAGTCGCAGCTGAGCGCCCCAGGCCAGGAAAGATTGCCCGGTCCCGACATAGGCGGCGCTGTCGCAGTTGTTGTGATACAGGCCGAACCACAGCACCCCACCGTTGATCGCACCTTGCCAGGTGCCCTTGACGGTGACCCGCCACCAGCCGTTGCCGGCGTTCTCCGAGGTGATGGTATTGAACGCGGTCCACGCCCCGGAATTGTCGGTGGCAACCCCGGTCAGGAGGTTGATGGTGGCCGCATAGCGTGCAGCGAAGGTATTGTCCGTCAGCCACAACTCGACCGCCGTCATGGTTTCCGCCTTGAGGTAGACGGACGCTGCGAATGTGGCGGTCCCCGCAGGCGGCGTGAGCGGCGGGGAGAAGGTGCGGTGCTGGATGTTCGACGTATCGTCGGTGATGCGATAGGCGGTTGCCGAGCCGTCGGGCGCCGTGAGCGTGCCGCCGCTCGCGGTCGCACCGACCGGCCCCCAATAACTTGCCGCGGCCGAAAAGTTCTCGCTGTGCTGCAACAAGTTCTGGGTGTGCAGCCGCACCGTTTCGAAATACTGCACGCCGTCGATCCCGGCGCCCTGGTAGGGCGCGGACAGCACGCCGACGCTGAGGTATTCGGAGGGCGTGTATACCGACTGGCCGACGACGTACTCGCATTGCGGATGCCAGATCAGCACGTCGATCACGCGGTCCGCCGTGCCTCCCCCCGCCGTCCACAAAACGAAATGCGCGGGCGACGAGCTGTTGACCACGCCGTTGGTCACCACGCGCTGCCAGGCGGGCGTCGCGACGATCGCGGTCTGCGAGCCGGCCCAGTTGTCGATGTAGAGATTCTGGTTCGCGCCGGTGTTGCTCCTGATCCAGATCGAATTGAGGTACTTGGCGCCGACCGGGCCGGTTTGCACGTTGGGTTGCAGCAGGTTGCAATAGTCGCCGCCGGTCGTGCCCGCGCCGCGATCCATCTGCACTCGGCAGGCCGTGGTCGTGCCGTCAGGCGCGACGCCGAAATTGGGTGTCTTGGCGCAGCTGATGCCGGTGCCGGAAAAGCCCGCTTGCCAGTTGGCATGGGCGAAGTTCTCCGTGTTGTTGCACAGGTTCTGTACGCGCCGCGCACCCCAGAACCGTGCCTCGCCGCTCGATACTTGTCGCTGCACCGCCTCGTGGTCCTGCAGGTAGGCGCCCGTGGCGCGGCTGAAAGCGGGCGTGGCACTGCCGACCGCGGCGCTCGGCACCAGCGTCGAAGTCAAAGGCGCGTTGAAGATGGGCGAGAGCGCGTTCTGCGTTTTTGCGAGCATGAGGGCGGACAGGCCCAAGTTCATGCCTGCTCCGGCAGCGGCGGCGCCAAGGGTGGCGACGCACTCGGGATGAACGCGAAATGCCCGCTCGGTACTGGCCGAGTCTGCAGGTGTACCCAGGTGGGCGTCCAGCGCGGATCCTCGATGGCGCAAATGCCGGCGGCCTTGAGGCGCGCCTCGTTCTGCAGGCACCAGCGCGCGAAGGCGCGGCTCGGGGTGTCGCGGATGTCGATGCCGCAGCCTTCCTTGTGCGCCGATGTCGCCGCGCCCACGGCGCAGGCCTGCGGCCGAAAGCCGCCGTTGCCGCTGCCGGCGATCAGGCTGCCGGTGTGCGGGTTGATCTCCAGCTCCACCGCGTTGATGGTCGCCGACATCAACACGTCGTGCATGCAGGCCAGCAAGTGGATGGCGCGCACCCGGCGTTCGGCGGTGAAGTCCGCATGGCCCAGGTAGGGCCCGGCGTACTGCGCCAGCGTGAGGCTCGCGCGCGCCGTCATCTGCTCAGGCGTGATGGTCATGCGCGCCTCCCGGCCAGCGTGCCGTAGTCGGTGCGCCGGTCCAGCGCGCGGAACAGGCCGATGCCGGCCAGCACCAGCGCCAGGCCGATGTCGCGCTGGCCGGCCATCACGGCGATGCAGCCCAGCCCGATCATCCAGACTGCCAGGCGCATGCCGTGCCGGGTGCCCGCGTTCATCCGGCAGGCGATGTCGTAGCAGCCGAACAAGCCCGCGCCGGCAAGGAGCATCAGCAGCACCGTCATGGCGCCTTGTCTCCGAACCGGTCCGCCAGCTTGCGCAGGAGCGGCACCAATACGGGGGCGATGATCCCCAATCCGGCGCCGATCGCCAACTGCATCGCATCCAGCGGCAGCGGCCAGGGCGCGAGCTTCGTCGCCACCGCTACGCCGATGGGCGAGAAGTAGCCGGAGATGCCGCCCGCCGCCACCAGTTGCAGGAAGGCCCGCAGCCGCGACATCGCTGAAGGCACGTAGGTCTGCGCGATCAGCGCACCGGCGAAGCCCGCCAGCATGGCGTCGAAGTGCAGGCCGAAGATCGAGCCGGTCATGGTCAGGGTCAGCCCGGCCAACCCGGCGGCCGTCGATGCGGCGGTGGTGGGCATGGTCACGGGATCGGACATGTCAGTAAAGCGCCACCAGGTTGGTCGCGGTGGTACCGGTGGCCATCACCAGCTTGGGCCGGATCGGCAGCACCGTGCCGCCGGGCACCGATTTGAACGTCACCGACGCGCCGTTGTCGTCCTGCACCACCACGTCGCCCTGCACGCCCACATACAGGGCGCGCGGCCGGTTGGTGTACGGAATCGAGTCCGACGGCGAAACCGCGGCGAACGACTGTGCCGGCGCGGCGTCAGCGGCGTTGAGGGCCATGCGGGGATCTCCAAGGGAAGGTTCGCACCAAAAGCGGCGCGAACTGCGAACCAGCGAGGCGCGAACCTGCGAACCAGCGCGCCAAATAGAAAAGCCCCGGTCAGGTTTCCCTGCCGGGGCATTGTTCAAGTAAAAATGAGAAACTGAACCTTCAAATCAACACTTGGCAATCAGTGCTGCAAACCGCGCGAAGCGCCTTCGCTGACCCGCCAGCGCAACATTTGGAATCCGAAATGCGTCATGTACCTGACTGGGCAATACAGGTCTGCTGGTGGATTTCCGGCATATTTGCCACCGGCGCGGTTTGGTACTTTCTCTCTCTCAAGGACGTTCCGTGGGCAATCGCGTCGGCAATCGCTGCGGCGTTTTTCGCGCTAGTTGCGATAGGCCTACATCGGCGAAAAGATGCTGCCACACGCCTGGATAGCGAGATGAAGAACGGTGGCATTCCGTTTGCTCTCTCATTGGCTCCAACAAGAGAGAACATCGAGCGCGTAATCCTTGAATCGAGACCACATGACGATTGGAATAGGCACACAGATCTGGCGAAGACGGTCTACTCGTACAAGGGAGACGTGAACCTACGATTTGAAATGGTGGCCGACGATAGTGGCATCCAATGTGCCGATTTTCGGGAACCTTGGGCCAACAACTTTCCTGATCCATCAGCTACGGGCTATTGGTGCGATCTTTTCTATGGCTCTACCCACGTTGCCCGCTACATTCTCGTCGCCGTCGACGGTGCAAGAGCTTTGCTGCCAATTCCAAAGCGAGGGCTGTCTGGAAAAAGGCCGAACGAGGTGACGCCGTTCGAACATCAGGTCGCCAGAATTCACGACACCTTGGGCACTCTTGATGAATACATGCGCGGGGCTGGTCTAAGCGTACACGCACCGCCCTAGGCGACACGGGTTGCGGGAGATGGAATCGAACCACCGACATCCGGGTTATGAGCCCAGCGCTCTGCCGTCTGAGCTACCCCGCCGCATTGTCTGGACGCACCGCTCCGCCGCAAATGATGCTCCTAGACGGGCGAAACTCAAAACCCGTTATGCGATTCAGTCCGGCAGATACACACCCTGCTCGGCCAACCGCGGCACCAGCGCAAGCTTCGCCGCCATCAGGTTCTCCTCGGTGAGCATCGCACGATTCGATCTGACCACTGCGATGCCTATCTCCCTCTCGATACGGCGCAAGACGCTGCCCGGCGAGTGTTCGAACGCCGCCCAGGTTTCCAGTACGCGCCGGTGAAATTCGGCCAGGTTGCCGATGGCGTCGTTCACCAGCGGAATCATTTCCGCCAGTCGATCGTTCTCGATCTCGTAGGTGCTCATCCATGAGCGGCTGGTGTCGAGTGCCATGGCGTGCACCGCCGGCGCTTCCAGGGCCGGCGCGTCACCGTTCCGGCGCGTGAAGCGCCAGGCCCATTCGTCCAGCAGTTCGTCAAGTCGACGTAGCGCGGCCGGCGACAATGTTCGCGAAAGCATCTTGCAAGCTCCTTGTGGCGTGGTCGCCAGCACATTGGGGCTGGCAGATGGCGCGTCGTGGGTTGTGAAATCGCTCATCAATTGCGGCTCCTTCCTTGATGCGATAGGCCGTCATCGGCCCGGATGGGTAAACAGGATCCGGCGCCATTTCCAGCACGCCGGATTCCCACGTCAGGCGCCACAAGGTCGCGCGCAAGACTGGCCGCTCCAGCGCCAGAACCGCATGCAACGTCGCCTCGCTCTTCGGGCCCGCCTGAAGCTGGAGCAGAATCGCGCGCGTATTCCCGCCGGATCCCGGCAACGGGCCGCGGGCACCCATCAGGGAGACTCCGACTCGATTGCCCAATGCAGTAGCGCTAGGGCATCGGCTTCGTTGTCGTCAGTGACTCGGTGGCCGCGTGCGCGCATAGCCACGATCACGGCGTCCTTGCCGGCATTACCTTTGCCGGTCGCGTGGCGTTTGATGGTCCCGACGGGCACGCCCTGGTACGGAATCTTGTGGTGCTCGCACCATGCGGTGAGCGTTGCCAGCAGCCCGCCATAGACGTGCGCGGCATCCACACCCAGGTGTCGGCGCACCTCCTCGAAATAGACGACGCCAATGCCATGCATGCCGTCGGCTGCGGCCTTCACTTCGGCCAGCCACCGGCGGAATCGCAGGTAGCGCATGCCGCCACCCTCGAAGCGCTGCGGCTTGAAGCTCACGCAGCCGTGGTCGATCCGACCATCCGCGTCGCGCAATGCCCAACCGGTGGTCGTTCCCAAATCAAGCGCCAGCAGCGTGGCGCACACAGGCTTGCTGTCAGGAATCGTCAATGCGTCCTCCAAGGGCGTTTAAGCGACCTGGAGGAGCGCAGGCACGTACCGGGTCAGGGTGTGTGCGGCTCCCTCATGTCCGAACGAGTTCGGGTGAAGGGGTTGATCTCGGCGATCAACTTATTTCATTCATTCATCTTTCAAGCATGAGCGAGGTCGAACGAGTTGCAGGTAGAGAGATATTTCATTACTTCTTTCTATATAGGGTCTTGCCTCTGCCTTCCCTCCCAACCCCATCGCGCGCGACGATCCTGGCCGTTACCCCATCTCGCGTATTTGTATCTACAGGCACTGGCATTGAAAGAAGGCGATAAGTGAAGTAACCGACCGACCGCGCACAGCCTGTTGATTCACAAAACTTTTATCCATTGCGCCGGGCGCCCCTTGCTTTGAAGCATCGCGGTCTCGATCAGCCGGGCCTCGGTCAACGTGTGCAAAACGCCTTCGCGCTGGCGGTGGTCCATGAACTGTGTGCGCCGGGTGAAGTCGCTCTTCGACATGCCCGCTGCGCCCGCGTCGCGCAGGATCTGCATGGCGCGCTTGTGGTTGGACTCGACCTGGTTCTCCGACACCCGCGCCGCGGCCTCGCGAATGGTGAGTTCGGCGCAGTGGCGCGACAGTGCGATACCCCAGTGCGCGTCGTGGTCCTCGATCTGCGGGTTCACGGCGTCGCGCGAAACCGCGCGGATCAGCGCCAGCTTGGTCGCGTTTTCTTCAATGCGCGCCAGAATCGAGGAAAACCCCGTGCCGCGCGAGCGGCGTAGCTGCCCCAGCAGTTCCTGATCGAGTTGACGAAACGCCGCCCGGGCTTGCGCCGTCATGGGCACCACCCGCGGCGCGACCAGCACCTCGTCGATCGCGCCCACGTCGGTCAGATTGCCATTGAGCAGCCCGCCCCCTTGATGGATCAGAATCAGCCGGTCGATCAGGTCCTGCGACGGATCGATGGTGCCGAACATCTCGTTGCTGTCCGGAAAGTCGTCCTCGCTCTCCAGGATCAGAAAGCGCGCCAGCGACCCGTCGGCCACATTCGATGCCTGCAGCGCCTGCCAGAAGTGCAGCGGCGTGGTGGTCCCATAGATGCAGGCGCACGGCTGGTGAATCGCGCGGTGCGCGTTGTTGTTCTGGTTGCTGGCGTACTCCACGCCGAAGTACGTGGTGCCGGCGGTGGTGTACAACTCCGTCATCAGATCGAGGATTTCGCAGATGTAGCGCGGCGAGCGTTTGCGGTCCGCCGCCGCCGACAGGAACATGCCGAACTCGTCGAGCTGGAACAGAATCGCCGGCTGACGCTGGATCGCGGTCAAAAGCCCCGCCCCCGAGGCGATCTTGTTGCCGCCCAGGTACTGCACCAGGTTGGCCAGGCGAAATAATTCGTTGATCACCACCCGGCTGTGGTTCTTGCCAGCGCCGCTCTCGGCGATGCCGACCACGTAGAGATTCGAGCGGGTATTGCTGTCGGTGCGGTACTTGCGCCCCATCAGCGCGCCGATCGCGCACAGGCTCGCGCCCAGCGCCAGCACTGGCTGAGGCCGCTTGGCGGTCGTCGCCATCAGCGCCATCATGTCGGCAATCACGCCGCCCACCTGGTCCCAGCCCTGCGGCAACGGTTTCGGCGGCGGCAATGTGCCTTCCGACGCCGCATCCACCGCGATCGGCTCCTTCGCCTGCAGCGCCTCCAGCAGCTCGCGCGCCGGATGGTGGCCGTTGGTCACGATCTCGCCGTTGAGTTGCAGATCCGGGGCCGGCGACCAGCCGCTGTCGATTGCCAGCTTGTAGAGGGTGCCCGCACCAATACGTTGCGGGGCAAAGCTGCGCCAGCTTCTGGCGGTGGTCTTGACGTCGTTTTTCTTCGAAGCGCCGGACCACGCCTCAAACAGCGGCCAGCCCTCCTCCCCCAGCGCACCCTTGATCGCCATGCCAATGCGTACCCAACTGTCGTAATCCAGCTCCGCATTCGGGATGAAGCCGAGCGCCTCGCGCACCGCGTCGGGTGTGCCGCGCTGCGCCTGCAAATTCGCGCATTCGGGCGGCGACCGCAAGCCCGCCACCAGACTCTTGGGGCGAAGCTCCGCAGGAATCATCAAGTACGCTTCCTGGGCAAACTCCCGGGCCTGCGCTTCAGTGATCGCCGGCAGCTCGTTGATTTCGATGTCGGCCAGCGTCTCCACCGGCCAGTGATACGGCTTGCCGGTATCAGGATGGATGCCGTAGGCGAGAAACTGCTGGCCCAGCCCCAGCACCTCGATCGGCGGGTATTTGAACCCCTTGAACGGTTGCGCAGCGCGGTACACCAGCAGGCGCTTGGGCGCGCGGCCGATCCGTACCGCCGGCGTTTCGCCAAGCATCCGCTTGGCCAGCGCCTCGATCGCCAATGCCACGGGTTCTGATTGCACCACGTCGATATCGACGCCGATCACCCGCCCCGCCGCGATGCCGATGCCCGCCTGCGGCCAATCCCCCCACAAGTTGACCTCGTGCTCGGTGGTGTCGCGCTCGCAATGCCGGCTCCACTCGGGGTAGTCGTGCCAGGCCTGGCCGCGGTACATGCCCGGCTTCTTGCTGCCCGGCTGAATCGGCAGGATCGGAAACCCGCGGTCGACCAGCGTGGCCCCCAGTTGCGCCATGTAGTTGTCCATCGGCATCCTCAAAACGGCGGATCGTCGGAATAGGCCTGGCGCAGATGGTCCTGAAACGCGGTGACGACCACGTCGATCAGCGTCATCCACTCGTGCTCGGTCCAGTGCGCCAGATCGGTCTTGGCGATCGACTCGATGTACTCGCCGCCCATCAACGAAGCGGCGGCGAGTGCGTTCACTTCATGCTTGTTAGGGTCAATCATTCCCTTCAACCTCGCAATGATGTCCTGGCAGCGCATCGAGCACAGCTTGCGCACAGGCCCGTCCTCTCGAACCAGCGCAGGCGTGTAGCCAAAGCCCCGCCCGTCCCGCCGGCAAATGGCGCACATCATGTGAATCGCGCACCGACCACCTCCGTATACGGGCCGCTCGGCCGCACCGCAATTTCCTTGGGCACGCGGATCTGCGGCACCATCGCCAGGGCCGCTTCCACCGTCCTCGGCAACGGCAGGCCCGGCGCACGGTTCGCCCACCAGGTGGCGGCCTTCTGGCGCGGATACCCGGAATGTTCAATGCACACCCACTCGCGATGCGCGTTGATGCCGCACCAGTACTCCACACGCATCGACGGCGGCTTGCCGGCCTTTTCATGGCGGGCGTAGCTCACCCGGCTCACCGGCAGCCAGTGCGGCTTGCCGCTGGAAACCACATCCAGCGTACTGGCGCGCGGCGCGATCTTGATCTCGGGCGGCGGAAACACATAACCGCAATCCGGGCACTCGCGCACCGCCGCATACAGGATGCTTTCGCAATTGGGGCACACCTTCACCGGCGCACCGCCCTCACCGTCACCCTTCGGGCCCTTGGGCTTGATCACGTCGATCGGCCCGTGGCGGGCGATGTTGCCGGCAAAGTCGAGCACCAGGCAGTTGTCCTTGGCCGGCGCCAGGCGGCAGCCACGGCCGACGATCTGCACGTACAGCCCGGCGGATTTGGTCGGCCGCAACATGGCGAGCAGGTCCACACCTGGCGCGTTGAATCCGGTGGTCAGCACGTTGGCATTGGTCAGGCAGCGGATGCGGCCCGCCTTGAACCCCTCGATCAGCGCATCGCGCTCGGCGCTGGGCGTGTCGCCCACGATGGTTTCGCAGGTAAACCCTTTCGCCTGTATCGCATCGCGAACGTGATACGCATGGGCCACACCGGCGCAGAACACCAGCCAACTCCTGCGGTCCTGCCCGTAGGCGACCAGCTCGTCGACGGCGGCCTTGGTGATCGCCTCCTGGTCGATCGCCGCTTCCAGATCGCGGGCGATAAATTCGCCACCGCGCGTGCCGACGTTCGATACGTCGAGCTGCGTCGCCATGCGCTTGGAAATCAGCGAGGCCAGATAGCCCGCATCGATCAGGTCGCGCACCGACACCTCGTAAGCGATGTCGGTGAAGATCGCCCCCTCGCCCTCGTGCAGCAGCCCGGAGTCCAGCCGGAACGGCGTCGCCGTCAGGCCGATCACCTTGAGCATCGGGTTCAGGCGCTTCAGCCCGTCCAGAAACCGGCGGTACATGGTGTTCGACGAGCGCGGAATCAGGTGCGCCTCGTCGATCAGCACCAGGTCGCACTGCTGCACGTCGTACACTCGCTTGTGGATGGACTGGATGCCGGCGAAAAGGATCGGTGCGCGGATTTCGCGCTTCTTCAAGCCGGCCGAATAAATGCCGGCCGGCGCCTCCGGCCACAGGCGTTTCAGCTCCGCATGGTTTTGCTCGATCAGCTCCCGCACATGCGTCACGATCAGGATGCGCTGGTCCGGAAACGCCTTGAGCACCCCCTCGACGAAGGTGGCCATGACCAGCGACTTGCCGCCCGCCGTGGGAATCACCACCAGTGGATTGCCGGTGTGGTCGTTGAAGTAGTTGTAGATGCCCTGGATGGCGGCGCTCTGGTAGGGGCGGAGCGAAAGACTCATTGCGGCACCTCGGTGTGCGGGTTCGTGTGTTTGTTCGATCCGGTATCGCGCCAGCGCTGGCCGCCCGGAAGCCGGTATTCGACCCAGTCGCAGCCGGCGTCGATCTGCTCGCCCGGGACCAGCGGCGGCAGGTACAGGTGCTGCGTGCAGCCGGCGCGCTGGTCGACGTCGGTCAGGTGTTTCTGATGCCGGTCGCAATGCCAACCACCATCCACGGGTGTTGAATGCAGACAAGTACGGCAATTGACTTCAGGTGCCACCACACCGTCGCCACGGTCGTGGCACAGCGGCGCGTGGTCGCACAGGCGGCACTGGAACCAGTCCGGGTCGTCGCTGATGCGCGGCGGAGGAACCATGGCGAAGATGATGCGTCCGGCTTTTTCGAGAAGTTTTTCAGCATGATGGGGTTCGACCTCCAGGCGTTCGACATACAAGTCATCGGTGTCCTTGTTCACGGCCACGTACATCGCGCGGGTGATGCCGGTCAGGTGCATGTAGATCTGCATCTGCGCGAAATGCTGCGGCTTGGACTCGCGCACCTTCTTGGCTACCAAGTCACCGAAACTCTTGGCCGAATGCGTCTTGAACTCCAGCACGTGCCAGGTCTTGGGTGCCTCGATCAGGCCGAGGGCGACGCCGTCCAGCGAGCCGCCGAAATGCCCGCCATGCGCCGCGACGCGAAACTGGCGCCCGGTCTCCGGATCGATCTCCACCACCGTGGCCCCGGTGCGGCGCAGGTTGCGCACCAGGCGCTCCTCTTCGCGATTGCCCGTCTCGAACA